TACTCCTGCTGGTGACGCAGTTTGCATCTCCCACGTGATGGTGAGCGCCAAGAACTACCTTGGTGACGATTCCATTCCTCGCAAGGGAGCCTATCTTCCTGCGGCCAAGACCTACACGGGCGGCTCGTCCATGGACAACCCGCTGGCGAACATCGTTCTATGCATTCCGACCGACCAGTGCTACTTCGAGGTCGATATTCCCACTGCCGCGTCCACCAAGGCTGTGGCACAGGGACTCATGGGGCAGACCATCAACATCTTGGCAACCGCTGGCAGCACCGCGAATGGCCAGAGCGGTCACACGACAGATACCGTTGCCAACGTGAAGACGCCAGGCGACAGTACCCACGGGCAGCTCCTTCTGGTGAGCATCCCTCAATTCGACCTCTTAGGTCGTGCCAACGATCCGACGGTGGCCTATTGGAAGGCCATTGTCAGAGTCAACCCGGCCCTCCTTGGCTCGTACATCTAGGAAGGACACCCAGCCATGATCACATCAAACGCATACTGGAAGGCCATGAAGAAGACCCTCGATGGCATCACCACCGAGGATCTGAGCAAAGAGCAAGTCTGCTTCGGCAAGAACAAGCTCTTCGAGATGGAATCCATGGAAGACGGTTACTCGGACTACGTGGAAGTGTCCGGTACGACCTTGCTCGTCGAAAAGGACGAAGGCAAGACGATGGCCGTGGACCCTGGCATCATCATGGGAGGCACCAAGCGTCTCATCCCGCGAACGATGGCCAAGAAGGTCATCATCTCGGAAGAGGCGATGGAAGACCTCAAGTACAAGGAGATCATCAATGCCTCGAAGCGCCTTCAGGCATCCGCCTGGAAGACCCAGGACATTGATGGCGCCTCGGTCGTGCTGAACTGCACCTCCACCCTTCAGGGATACGACAACCTCGCTCTTGTGAGCACGTCGCACACCCTACCGGGCGGTGGAACTGAGTCGAACTACATCGCCTTGGACAGCAACAGCAACGGCATCACCATGACGCCATCAACCCAAGCGATAATTCAGATGCGCGCCAAGGCAACCCTGATGAAGGGTCCGAACGGCATCATCGACTCTCGCGAGCTGAAGGGCCTCACGTTCCCCGCCATCCAGATTGACCTCTGGGACATCATCACGGGCACCAAGCAGGCTGTGGGCAGCAATTGGAACGACATCAACACCGTCTCCACCTACGGGCTCTACAAGGTGCCTGTGAAGTGGTACGACGCCGTGTCGACCACCATCTGGGGTGGACTCACGGACGCCGAGGACGGGTTCATCGCCCTACAGAAGCGCAAGATTCGTGGGCGCGTGTGGGTGGACAACGATGCCGAGACGGCCATGCACTCCGTTAGCTACCGCATGGCAATCGGTGTGGCCAACTGGCGCTGCTTCATCCTCGGTAACACCTAGGAGGACCAACCATGCAAGTCACACAACTTGGAGCCTACGCAGGGCGAGCGCCCCAGGCCATTACCATCAACGACCCTGTGGACGTTGGTGGGGCTTACGTGCTCCCTCCCGCTGGAAGGACGTTCTTCGTGCGTGGGGACGGTACCAACGTCCTCAACTACGATGACCAGTACAGCGCCATCTCGACAACCCAGGAGCGGAGATTGTTCCCTTCTGTGGAGTCGGCCTTGGCGCTATGCAAGGCGAACCGTGGAGACAAGATTCTTTGCCTACCCGGTCACGCCCAGAACATTGCGTCTGCGGCAGCTTGGACACTCGTTGCTGGCGTGCGCATTATCGGAATCGAAAACAGCGCCGCTGACCGACCTACGTTCACCTGGACGACCGCAACGTCGTCCGTCCTGATGAATGCGGCCAATGTGCGGTTCACCAACCTGAACCTCTTCTTCTGCCCTGCGGCTGGAGGAGCGGTGACGGTGGCTGCGCCAATCACTATCAGTGCTGCTGGGTGTGTCATCGAAGGTGGAAGCATCCGCATGTCCACCGATGCGACCACGCTTTGCACTATTGGCATCACGACCACGGCGGCTGCTACCGACCTGACGATTTCCGTCCCTCGCGTCTATGGCGCGACGGCTGGGACTCCGACGACCGGAATGCAGTTCGTGGGCGCCGCTCGGCTGAACCTCATCGGGACTTCTATCTCGATGGCAACCTCGGCGGTTGGTGTTGGAGTCATCCGATTCCTCACCACGGCATCGACCGACATCCAGGTCTATGACTGCATGTTCCGAAACAACCTCGCAAGCTCTACGGCAGCCGTTACTGGCATGGCCGGCGTGACTGGCGAAGCTGACTTCGTGACCATGAAGGTGAACGCTTCCGGCGCAGCAGCCTGGGGCACCGTGGCCAGCATGTCGTTCGGGCCGAGCGTGGTTGCCTGTAACACTGACGGTCAAAGAGCCGTCGTATTTGGGACGGGTTCTACTCTCGCCTAACCATTTGGGGCGGGGAGTGGGGCAAGGGCTTCACTCCCCTCCATCTCACTTCCCGCCCTGATTCTTTCCATGATTACCATTGGCAAGCACTATCAAGGGCCGTTGCACAACTACACGGATATGTGCGACTATTGCGGCGTGTTCTGGCACCGCGACAAGCTGAAGTTGAATGCCATGGCATACCTGGAGTGCCCAGACTGCCCGCAAGGCTTCACGCCGATTGAGCTTGCAGAGATTTCAGCCCAGGACGTTGGCGAGATTCAACCCGTTGAAGGAAAGAAGCGCGAGGGACCATGACCGTATCCGTAAACCCGCTTCCAGACTTCCAGCGTGACCAGATGTTAGTGGGCGCGATTCGCCTGTGCGGTGTTCTTACCGCTGGCGAGTACCCTGCTGCCGACCAAATCGAGGGCGCACTTTTCCATTTCCGATTGGCCCTGGACGAGCTTCAGTCAGATGGAGTGGTCCTGACCACCGTCGAACGAACCACTCTCATCTTGGCTACTGGCACGGCAGAGTATGCGCTTCCAAGCGACGTGCTCGATATTGCGGCGGGCCAGGACGATGCGCTTGGCACCATCACCAGCGCACTTGGCACAGGCGAGACCATCGTCAAGACCATGGGGCGCGGTGAGTACCAGAACATCGCCGTCAAGACCAACCAGGGGCGTCCGTCCAGGTGCTATGTCGAGAAGCAGAACGGCACCAAAGCGGTTTTTTGGCCCGTACCAGATTCCAACTCGACGACGTTCAACTACGCCAAGGTCCGTCTTCTGCGCGACAACGACACAGGGGCCACCACCATGGACCTGCGGCGCGTGTGGGCTCCGTACATGGTCTACGCAACGGCTTCTGGGGTTGCATTCGACAACAGCCTCACGGACAAGGGTAACAACTTCAAAGCCCTGGCAGAGGCGAAGCTGGCCAAGTACAAGGCTGGCGATACGCAGCAGGGAAACATTCGCTTTCAAATCCGCCACAATGCGAAAAATTGGTGACACATGGCAAGTCTTGTAAAATGGCTACACTTCAGCGGGGCTAGGGACGAGACTGGCGCTCCAATTTCGAGTGGAAATGCCTACTTTTGGCAAGCTGGAAGTACGTCCGTGCCAGTGTCCATCTATGCCGACGCTGGAGGGGCGAACCCTATCACTCATCCTGTAGCCCTAGATGCTGCTGGGCGAGCAGAGGTGTACGTAGTTTCGGACTGCGAAATAGTTATCAAGGATGCCGCCGGGGCTACCAAGCGCCTATCCACCGATGCGGAAAGCACTAAGGCTGAACAGGTCTATGTCACATGGGGTAGCATCCAGCAGACGCTAGCCGCTGCCCTTGCTAACATAGAGGCGAATCTAGCTGCCCTGACGGCCAGCCCTCCTCCAGACACTCGGGTTACGACTACCATCCCAACGGCCAGCCCGGTGTTCACGTTTAACCAGAACTTCAGGGTCAACGTGTTCAAGGCCACCTATGCCGGGGCTATGGGGACTATCACGGTGAACTGGCCCACTACTCCGACCCTGGCCAAGGGCACGTGGTATCGCATTTTCATTCAGACTGGCAGCGGAACTGCGACCACGGTTTCATTTGATGGGCATTTCACGCACAGCTGGGGGCAAGCTGGCTCCCCCACGACTCTGGCGGCGAACACTTACTACACGGCGATGTTTATTGTTGATGAGGCGCAAGCCAATCTGTTCCAAGTGACTTCCTGGTGGCCATACGGTGGTACGCCCTGGTAGACCATGGGAGATTCGCAACTAGCGCAGATTTTGTTCTCAGGCTCTGAAGACAGGGGAGCTTCGGAGCTTGGTGGTGCAATTCCACTCATCGCCAATGCAATCCCAGACGCCACCGGGGTAGCCCGCAGAAGGCCAGCGGTGGTACCGTGGGGAGACTTCGGTAAC